GTCGGGTTCGATCTCGCCCCGCTGCATCTGGCCGAGCTGGGTGATAAGCAGTTCGGCGGTGAGGCCGTGAAGGTCTCCCATTCTTGCTTCTGTTGCTTTCATTAGAAAAGTCTCCATTCCAGACGTAGCCCGAAGCGGTAATCACTCTCGTACTGTCGGCTGCGGGCCGTCTCTGCAAAGACGATGAGGTGCGGAAGTCGCTCCTTCCTCTCTTTTGCACGGAGTGCAGAGCGGAGGGTTCGTACTTCGGCGTCTCTCTCAGCGTCGAGATAAGCTCTTGAAGCTGCGAGTTCGTCATAGGCGGCGCGTTCTCGCTTGAGCGCTTCTCTGAGGTATTCAGCTTCTTTGATGGTCTGTCGGATTTCATTAAGATCAGCTTTAGTAATCGATGCGGTGTTCTCGTCGATCTTCTTCACGGCTGCGAAGCCAGCCGTTGAACCAATCAACGAGAGGGTCAATGTCAAGAGACTCAGCTTTAGGAACGTTTGTGTCAGTCTCTTTACGGATTTTGTCGATGTTCTTTTCAAGGTTTTTCACCTCTTGTTTGTGTTGTTCAACTACGGAAGTGATGTGCTTTGTTGAAGACACATCAGACTTGCCGAACCATAAATAGAGAAGAGCTGCTACCGCCAGTATTCCGACGATAGCGGCTCTCTGTTTATTTGTGAGTTTTGGGAGGGTCAATTTTTTTACCGATTGCTTTAGGCAAATGTCTCTGAACACTTCGCATAATCTCGGAGGCACAGCACCCGATGGCTCCCGCAATAGCGTACTGAACGCTCAAAGGGAAGCCAGTGACTTCGGACAACAGCCCGCCGAGAGTAGCGAAGAAACTGCCTGTAACGATGCGGACTAGGACGGCTTTCCACGTCTCGTTCTCATTGAGGGAACGAACAGCGCCCCCCAGACCGCCGAGAACGATGAAGGGAATTAGGTCTTGCATGTCTTTGTTTTCAACCATGAAGGTTGCTCCTTAATTACTTATACCAACTAAACGTTTCGCTCTCCACACTGCCATCCACATCGCCGGGGAATCCACCGGGCGGGGCAGTTATAGATGCACCTGTACTGACATCGTATTTTTTCCCTGTTATTGAGCCGATAAACGTCTGCGAATATAACAGCCCACCAAAACTGATAACACTCGCTTTTAGTGTCACACTTACAACGGTATCAACCGCACCATTGCACACAACTTTATACATGTTGCCTACTTCGGGGGCATTTCCACCCATGATGTTAAATGTTCCGTACCGCTCAACACGGATTAAAAAGGCTCTACTTGCGTTACCCTTATTACAAGTGAGGCTTGTCTGATAACCTTCTAATGCGCTAATCCTTAGTGAACCGTTTGCCGCAATAGAGATAAGACGCAGTTCAACAATGCCAGAAGATGGAGCATTACCAATATATTCTATCGATAATGAGCATCCTTGAAGCACGACAGAACTGCTACTATTAGTAATAATCAGCGCCCCTACAGTGTTTGTAATACCGTTATCAGGGTCTTGCACAGTCGTGTCGATAGTTAAGCGCCTGAAAAACCATGTTCCACCTTCAACCGTGATTGAACTGCTCACAGTACCGACATTTTTAATTGTTGGAGGATTTGCGTCGTCATAAGCACACAACGTGATTTGTCCTGTAGTACGCGAATATTCAGGACAACGCAAATTTTCGTTGTAGGTTGCTTGTGCGATGTAGATATTGACTGAATAAGGTCCCAGAGCATACGTAGATGTAACGTAATTGATTGCGGCTTGAATTGTTTTAAAAGGCAGTGCTAGTGTACCGCGCCCATCGATAATGGTGTCCCCTGATGCGGCGCTGTTTTTATCCACATACAGATTAAGCGTAGTAGACAGAGGAATCAGCATTTTAAGGCTTTTAAGCAACTCCTCAAATTTGTCGGTAGGCATTCTGTTGAAATCAACGCCGAGCGTACCATCGGCATTTTTTACAAGACCGTTATCAGGGCTTGCAACTGCATCTGAAATAGCATCTTTCCAACCGTCAAGACTTCCGTCAGCGTCAGCTTTTACAACGTTGTCTCCAGCTTTATCAGTAGAAGCCTTTACAGCACCGATAGTAGTAGACGTTGCCTCGCGTAAAGAATCAGAATCAATCTTTCCGTCAGCGCCACGCAAAACAAGGGTATAGGCTTTGCTTAAAATAGAGGCTTCTGCACCACCGTATTTAGGCAGTTCAGAATATTTATGTGTGCCGTCTCCGATGAAATATTCAAGACTTCCCGGAAACAAACGATCTTTCGTAAGGCCGATAACACCTTCAAAAATCACAGGGTCTTTATCTGTCCAATACGTATGCGTACCCCGAGACGGCGCAAGCAGTCTCTTTACCCGATGCGTTTCAGGAGTCACCGATTCGGGCGTCTGACAGCATGTACAGTTATTACTACCGCAGTGAGGGCAGATATACGTAAGCTGAGAGACAGGCGTAGACGAGCCGCAGTTACCACATTTACAAGTCAGACCACCAACACAAGTCGGCCCGCAGTTGCAATTATCTGTGGTAGAAGTGTTGCCACAATTACAGTTGGCTATTTTTATTTACTCCCTTCAATGGAATTTTTTGCCTCATCACGGGCGGCAAGCTTACACTGATTGAGCGTTCCGTCCATGTCATAGCAGATTCTTTCTGGTAAAAATTAAACCGGCCAAGATATAGTTATCTCAGCCAGTTCTTCTTTGGTTTGAGCATTATTGATGAGTTCTCGCAATGCTTGTTTTCGCGCATGACACTGCGCATACGCATTAAGCATTTCTATAAGCACGGCTTTCATTGTGTCTATTGAAATGTCATAAATTGTTTTATCGTCGGCCTGCGTAATATAGCCAACAGTTGCACCTACAGCTTCCATCAATGTGATGGCTCCTTGCATTTTTAAGCTGTCGATAGTGTCAAACTGCATAAGATACCCTTGCGAGGTTTTGATTGAGCCTTTGGTACGAACATTAAAAGCGTTTTCTAGCTCGCTTAATTTATCAGTTCTTAGCTCTTCAAACGTTTTTTCTGGTGCTGACACAACTTTGTAATAATCTTCATATTCGACAATACACGCACCGTGTACGTTGCACCATTCAGCGGCTTGTGCATAGGCGTCCCAATCATCAACAGGTTTACGAAAAACAGTCCCAATCATTTTAAACTCCCTCTCCTATCGCTATATATCGAATAGCCACCGCACTGCTGTACGAATGTGCAACCGTGAATCCTGTTGTCGTAACTGTGTGCGCTTGTGCGTGTACAAGTACAGTGCCGGGATGCTGACAAATAACAATAGGAATTTTAGAGAACGCTCTCGCAAAATTGATTGTTCCGCCGTTCGCGGCTGTTCCACCGGAGGCCACCACTTGAAACTTGTTTTCGTACTCAATAATGGCTTGGTTATTCGTGAAAGAAGCGTATTTTATGGGGCTTAACAATAGCGACTTCCATGTCAACTCACCGTTCGCGCTCCCCACTAAATCATGATTGCCAACGGCACGAACACGAAAGCCACCGCCGTTGTCCTTACCGTAGGCGATAAAAACAGCACCATCTGTAAGATCAGTCCCACCGCAAAGTCTGGATTCTGCGGTTGTACCTTTTTGTCTGATAACAACATTAGAACCGTTAAGCACCAACGCCCCCGTCAAAGTGCCGCCAGACAGAGGCAAATAGGTGCTATCAATGCTGTCAAGTTTGCTCTTGTCAGCCGCGCTCATGAGACCTTTTGCACTTGCTGTTGCTTCGGTGTCGTCTGCAAGATGTACCCAATCGCTCCAAGAACCTGTGTAATACTTTGAGCGGACAAAAAACTTAGGCACATGCGTTCCGGTCTCAATATTTGTCACAGCAAGTTGCGACTGGAAATGATACGAGTCAATACTGATTAAATTCGTCCATGTACCATTTGGGCGAGTCCCATGGTTGTCATTTGATAATCCGATAACATAGGTGTTACTGTAATCGGTGTCGATGTTTTTATAGTTGATGTCTGTGGTCTTTAGCCATCCAGCACCGCCAGAAACGTTGCCTGTTACATCGCCCGTAACATTACCCGTTAAAGCACCTATAAAACTGCTTGCCGAGACACTTCCCGGAAAATCAGTATTACCTGACGCATCAAGTAGAGTTGCACGTCGTTTAAGCGTTGCAAAAGCGCTGTCTTGACTGCGTGTGTACTGACTAACGTAAACAGGTTCATTTCCGTTATCGGCTGTAGCAATTTCAAGGTATCCGGCGTCACTAGCGTTTGCTCCAATGGCAATTCGCCAACAGTCGCTCCAGCCCATCGTACCTCTGATTTGGTCAACAGGGTTGCCAGTGTAATCGGCTTGAGCGTTCCTAAAGTCAAGCGGCCCGGTAAGAGTATCACCACTCTTCGCCACAAAACCGGCTTGGCTCAAAACATCTAAAACTACGGTATCTCCGTTATGCTTCGTCAGAATAATATTCTGTCCGTTTATCGAGGCGTGTGCAAAAGACTGCGAGATTTTTCTAAGCCAGTTACCTAAACTAGCAATAAAAGACATTTACTGCATAAACTCCAACATTTCATCAACACCGCCTGCATCAATAATGAACGGGTCACAGTTATAAACCAGAGCGGCCATGTCATAAGCTCGCTGAGCGATTGGCAGAGCTTTATTTGCCATCGACAAGGCTTTCTCTGACAGGTCATAAGCGTTCATCAGCTTAACTGCTTCGGGTGTCCATGCAAAGTGATAATCAGTATTGAGACCACCGTCATAGATAATTGCTTCGGCGTATTCATCAGGGTCAATGTCACCGTCAACGATGCAGTAAATCTCATCAATGATTTCAACAGTACCGCCATCAACGATAGTTGTATTGATGAACATGCTTATAGCGGGCATAAACTGTTCATACCACATCTTGAGCCACGTACATGCGTCTTGAGCAATGGTAAAACCACGCATGGCGATGTCGTAAGTTTCTTCGAGCTTTGTGCGCAGAGCACTTACAGCTTCGGAGAGGGCTTTATGTGAGGTATTTAGATTATTGTAGGCTGTCCAGAGCAAATCGATTTCGTTGCTCTGCCATCCGAGCTCGTCAAGAATCTCTTCACAGATGTAAAGATTCTGGAGCACGCCGAGGTCGAGATCAGCAGCTTCGATCACAGCGCCGTCTTCGTAGTCTACGAGCGGGAGATCGCGAGGAGTAACACGCTCGATCATAAGCTGTTGTCCACTAGCAGGAACATTAGTCGGCGTGATCTTTGGTGTTGACGTGTTAATCCACTCGGAGATCGGATATTCGACCGTTCGTTTTCGGGTGTTGGGGTCGATGCCCCAGACGTGGATGTGCGAACGGTCAATGAACGGGAAGGGTACAGAGAAGTTCTGTACGGTCCCGGTGGAAGTGTAGGTTACACGGGAATACGTGAGGATGCCTCCTTTCTAAATTATTCTGGTCTTACCGACGTAATTCATTTCGATGTCAGCAGAGAGGAACGTTTCCGGGGTCCAGCTCTGCGATGAGATCGTGATCTCAGTGTCGGTATTGCGACCACGGCAGGGAATGTTGGTCTGCCGGGTCTCTATCAGCTCACGTTTGATTCTGTTGAGGCCGGAACGGGACTGGACAGGATATTCATCGACCTGGCCCACCACGTTATTCGACACGGTGACAGTGAACGCGCCTGTGTCGATGTAGTTCAGCTTGAAGCGCTTGAGCTGGAAGCGGGCGTTCGTCAGTGGGATTGACGTATCACCATTCCTGCTGATCGCAGGGTATTGTCTGCTGAGTTCATAGATGCGCTGGAACGGCTGGCCGATCACGCATTTTGAGGCAGGATTGAGCAGGGTGATGATGTTGTTCGACCGGGTGAATTTCTTGGTCGGCAGTAGTTCTCCTTCGCTGTTGGGGATGAGGACAACAGGCTCAACAGGCGTATATGGCAGGGTGATCTCCTGAATCTGATTATTGTATACAATCTGGAAATCCAAAGCCGGGATGAAGTCATCGGCTTCACGCTGGGGCTTGGCTGCGAAATCAAGCGTACACATGAGGCGCGTGCCGTTCTTGATGATCTCAAGCCAAAGGACGGATTCACGGAAGGCCATGTTGCGGATGGTCCCGCCGAAGATATGACGGCTCCACGCGCTTTGGACCTTGCTGTCGCCTGAGATGAAATACTGGTACAGCCAGAGTTCGTTCGGTGCCGCAGAGCTGTACAGCGCTACAACAGACGTGCTCTGTGAAGCGGTCAGGATGACCGGGAGCTGATGCGGAATAAGGCTGGGAACATGGTTTGTCACGCACAGACCTTCCTTTGTAGCCGAGGTTTTATCGACGGCGTATTCGTAGAGCTGGTCGTGATCTCCGCTGACATCAACAAAGAAGATGTGCGAGCCGCAGACGGGAAGACCTGCATCAGGAAGACAGGCATAGCCAGTTGTCGGCAAGATCGCGGCTGTCTTAGGGCTGAGGACCTCGGGCGTGCTGAGGGTGTACTGGCGCTTCTTGGACCAGAACAGGAGATTGTCTTGAACGGCGCAGGTGGCAAGGATGTCGCTGTAATCATCAACAGCAACGGAGATGTCGATCGGTTCGTCATCGGCCAAGGTCTGCACAGTCGTGGGGAAGAAGCGTTCCAGATCGCCTGCTGCGCTCATGCTCACGCTGTCGCCAGCGATGAGGCCGAGGCGGTTGCGGAACAGGAAGATAGCTGTAAGCGGCTTGTTGATGAAGCTGGGGAACGGTGCTGACTCGTCATCGCCAGCAACGCGCTTGTTCCAATCAACAGGCCGGAATGTCCACGTGTTGCTTTTGAGATCGTGGAACAGGACATGGGGCATGGTTGAAGCTGCAAAAGCCACGGGCTGATCTGGGGCTGCGCACTCTTCCCAGACTCCGGTAACGAGGGCCTTGGAGCTTTCAGAACGCTCGACGGCATAGGTCAGGTTGCCAGGATTGGTTGGGAAGCGGTCAGCAAAGGTGATGACGGTCCATCTGCTGTAGGAAACGTTGAGGACTTTGGTTTTGAACGTGGGGACGTTGGTGCATGAGACCTGTGTGCCGACTTTGATCGGCGTGTATTTGTTGATCTTGGACGGGTCGAAATAACCAACGATCTCATGCGATTCGACTTCATCGCCTGTATCGGTCCACGTAACGGGGGCAGCTTCACCTGTGCCGCGGAAGCGGACGTAGTAATCGTCCGAGGTATCGCCGTTTGCGCCGGAGATGCAGCAGGTAAAGCCGTCCGGGGCGATGATAGGAAGATTGGTGAAGTCCTTGATCTTCCACGTTGTCAGGCTGGAGTAGGTGTTGCCGCGGGTGTCGGCCAGACCAACGGAGAATTCACCGCCATCCTTGCGAACGATGTAGATGATGCTGGAAGCGGTGCTGATGTCGAAGTTGGCTGCGATGGTGCTGTCAGCAAGGAGCTGGGAAGCGAGGGTGCTGGCGACTTCCTGCGTGGAGATCGACTGATCTGCCTTTGAGGAATAGCCAAAGCTGGCCTGCACGCCGTCGAGAGCCACGCTCCACGTAGTGCTAACTGCGACCTGCTTGATGTGGATGAGGGCCTGATTCTGGCGCACGGTGTAGCTGTCGGGGTCGGCCTGTGTGGTGACGGTGCGATTGATGATGAAGCATGTATCGGCCACAGGAAGGATTCGGTAGCTGTCGCGAGCGTCTTTGCCAGTAGGAAGAGCGAGGTAGGACTTGGAATCACCGTTATAGGAGATGTCCTGAACAGTTCCGTCGAGGTCTTCGACGTGGATGCCGTCAGGACTTATCCACATGTTGTATTTTGTGTCAGCGTCACGGTCGAGAACAAAAAAAGCGCCATCCCCGGAATAGGGGACAGCGCTCTTGAACATGAGAGGCGGGCGTGTGGTGAGACCAGAAGCAGGCGTAGAGACGTAGTTGAGCTGATCTTCACACTGGTTTACAAGGCGGCTCTGAGCTGGCTGCTGCGAGATACCACCAATGAGATTTGGGATATTGCGGGTGATGTTCATGTTTACCTCAGAGCTTTACTAAAATCAGGATATTCCATTCCTGTATTTTTTGCACGATAATCAGGCGTTCGTGTTGGACGATTATTTCTGCGCCATTCAGCTGTTTTTTGTGAGCGCGTCTCGTTAATACGCGCCATCATTTCATCCCACATTAAACTGTAAATATCCATATCAGAACGACCTTTTAAAGAGTCAAGGTATTCAGCTCTTTCTTTCAACGCTTTATATTCTTCTTGGAGTTCAGCAGGTATGTTGTTGAAATCTGAGACACCCGCCTTACTAAGCAGAGCGGCAAGAGCATTGGCTGTTTCTACTTGATTCTCTTTTAGAGCCTTGGCGACTATTTCATCGCTTCCACCACGAGGCAGTCGAGCAGCTATATCAAGTTTATGCTGTCCTTCATGGTTTATAAACATGTTCTGATTTTTAACGGCGTCTTCTGTTTTTATGGGGGTATAATTAGACGCAGTTTTTTTGTGTGTGTACTGTGTATTTAAATAGATATTTTTTCCCGCTGTACCTCCCGCTACTCCATAAGGCATGTTCAAATAAGAAATTTTGTGATTTTTCCACTGAGGGTACAACGTATATATGGGATTATCTGTGTTAGCAATTAGTTCTTCTTGTTTGAGATCAGTCTTTTTAGGCAAGGCAGCCTTAATAGTATTTCGTGCGTTAGGCCTTTTTTGTTCTTCAGGAGAAAGTTTTAGTATCCACTTTGGTATATCTTTTTCCAGTGTTGGGATTTTTTCGGGGTCAATCTCAACAGGGTCAATTTCACCAAACCATCTGCCGTCAATAAGTTCACGTCCTGTCTGTTTCCAGATTTCGTCAGGGTCAACACCTTGCTGCATTAACTGTTTGGCTAAAGCAGTTTTGGCCTGCTCAGAAGCAGGGTCGTTTTTATCAACGCCTCTGATTTTATCAAGTTTAGCAAGAAGTTTATCCAGAACAATAAAACGATTCATCGAGGCTCTATCCAACGCTTCTTGTGTAAATTCGTCTGCTCGGCGCTGACCTTCCTGCACAAGCATACGCAGACTCTGTTTCCCGATATTGCGGGCTACAGCACCGATGCTCGTTGGGTTTTCCCACGGGCTTTGATAATTCGGGTCTGTGTACCTGTCATCAAAGGCAGGAGCCAAAGCGCTGGTAACAATACGGCCAATAAGTTTTTCAGGTGTCGGAGCAATAGGAGCGTAAACCGTAGGCCAAAAAGCATTGTCGCGAAAAGACCTGAACATACCAACGCCGGGCAGGCGACGATTGTGTTCCTGTCGTCTCTGCTCGGCGTTGGTTTCGTAATTTCGCTGAAACTGCGCTACAGGGTCTACATCTGGTGTAGCCCAGATTTCATCAGGGGTTAATCGCTTTTTAATCATCGACTGAGTTTCACTGCCAGAAGCGGGTCCTGGAACTTGAACGCTCCGACGGTGGCGTTGGCCTGACGGGTGTCAGCAGCGATCATATTCAGGCGTGCTCTCTGCTCGTCCTGCGCGGTCCACTGCTCGATGTCCTGATCTCCGAGGGTCTGGACGAGGAACTTTCTGGCTGCCCGGATGATGACATAGACACGGGCTTCAAGCGGCAGCTCGGTGAAGGGGAGCTGCATGGTGACATCTGCGGTGATGGGACCGTCGAAGACGTAGGTGTGGTTGGTCTTGTCATAGAGTCGTTCGCCGCGCACGGCCAGATCACGATGAACAACAGCGCCGCCGGTCTTGGTGATGTACATCGGGTCAGCGTCGCTGGTGCAGTGGAGGACACGGGTGATGTTCGGGCCGAGGGTGATGTACCCGTTTTCATCAGGCTCGAAGACAAGTCCTTCTTCGGTGTTGAAGTAGAATTCTTCGGTCTGAATCTCGCGGGTGACTTCGGCAAGGATTTGTCGGGCAACGATCACGTCCTGTCCAACGTTGGAAAGTCGGTTGACAGGCGGTGCGCCGATTGCACCGAGCATTGTGTTGATTGCATCAAGTTCAGTTGTAGGGGTGTTCATTTATTCTCCTGTTATAATAAAAAGTAGCCGCCGTGTGTTGGTAGACTTCCTTCGGGAGAAAGGAGGGACTACTTATACGGTTTAGAATAGTAGTAGACAAGAATACGCCTATTGAGGAACGCAGTGCTTTCTTACTGAACCTCGAAGGTCTTGGTTTTGACGGTTACTTTGATAAAAAGACACGTCTGCTGCATATTAAAGAAAACGTCAAATTTTGGACTGAGCTTCTTGTCGATGGTTTACCGTCTATTCAGCTTATAGCGGTCTAATCTAAACAATAAGTTCAACGAAACAACACACGGCGGTATTTAGTTAGCGTCATTTTTCTTTTTCCATAAACGTTTAGGTTTTGGAATGATTATTTGTGGACGTGCAGGATTCGCTATGGCGAATTCACGAGGAATGTCATAATTACTGAACCAAGGCATGGTTTTATTTTTTTTCAGACTACCGTTAGCGTGTAATATCTGTGAAAGAATACCAATCTTAGAAGCGTTGCGTGCTTCTGCTTCGTTATTCAGTAATTGATAAACACCACTTTCAGAATATTTACTTACAACGCTGTCTTCAATAGCAGCATTAAACAAGCCAGTTAGTTTTTTCCTTAGAACAGGAGGTAATATAAACAACCCTCCTTCCAAACGGTTTGTCGCGTTATTTAAAGCGTTTTCCCATGCTTTTTTCTTTACTGAGTAAAGAGGGTCGTTTCCAGGCTGTTGATATTCACTGACAGTCAGTTTACGCAATTCTGCGATTGCGCGTGCTTTATCATCATGCGCGGCCCAGATGTCATCCAGATAATGATCAGGCAGTTGTGTTACTTTGTCATAAGTTTCTACTAAAGGCTTTATGCGCTTTTCGTAAAAATCACGTTCTCTATTTTGTGCGCGATTTAGTATTGATTGTGCTGTACCTACAGAAAAACCTTCAAAATGCTGGATTTTGTGCTGAATTTCATGAATAACATCTGATAAGACATTTATCTGATCTAAAGGGTTTAAGATATTACTTGGTCTTAGATATATCGTGTCTTTTTTCGGTGAATAAAGTGCCCTCACGTTTCTCGGTACATTTGCAAATTCTTTTTCATCAGCGATAATTTTTTGGTTTTTTAGTTCAGGATATGTTTTATATAACGCTGGCGCATCATATATCGCATCTAAAGTAGTTTCAAGCCTTGAGGAAGCATGAGGCAAAAGAGCTTGATAATTATCTTTTAATTTACCGTCAGGTGCCCATTTTTTCCAACGTCTATCAGCATCATCATAAAACCAGCCTGTTGCATGTTTTATTTGTTCTGCTGTTTTTCCTATTTGTTTCATACGCTGTGCGTTATACAACAAACGTATGTCTGAACGTTTTGAATGATCTGCATCAATATTTGAAAATCTATCGTTATTTAAAGCTCCTTGATCTCCATATACAAAATCCATTCTTCCGCTTTTAATTTTTTTCATTTCGTTTTGATGTCTCTGCGTCATTTCCTGTTCCTTTTTACCAAGAGCTAAATTAAAAGCAAAAGGAACTGAATTTAAAACAGACGCACCTAAACGTGTCATTGCACGGTGAATAACAGGAGCATTTTTATCTTCCTCAGGTGTCATGTTGCCAGTCCATTTAAAATAACCTGTATTGGGGTCAATACGTTCGCTCAAATTAGAAATAATATCGCGCATAATTCCATCAGGAAGAGCAGCAACAACACCTTGTAAAGGCTGCTTTCGTTGATCTTTTTCTAAATGTGGTGTAGGCTTTACACTACCTGTTGACAGACGGTCCAATAAAGGGGAACGATAACGCATATCTTCGGTAAAATACCCGTTATTGCTAAAATCTTCTCGGTTTCTATTTTTAGATAAAAATAAAGAGTTTACCGTAGAAAAAGGTAAACTCCAAAGACCTGTATTTAAAGCGTCATGCGCAACAGTACTAGCAATAAAAGGAATAGATAAAGACCGACCTTTTAACGCACTTAGACCTGACAACACACCAGAGGCTGCTCCGCGTTTAAGGCCGTTTAAAAAATCATCTTTTAAGTTGTCGAACATGTCTTTTCATTGTCCTTTTTAAATGAAAATGGAGAAAATGTGTCGTTCCTGGAGGGAAAGGGACTTTCATAAGTCCAAACTTTGAAACATCATAGTTTATGTGAACATTACCGTCAGGGTCAACATACATTGATGTTACTGCATCAAGAGGAACATCGTCAGGTAAATATTGTCTTAGATCAAAATTCTTTTCTTCCATAAGAACTACCTCCTTAAAGAGTTTGTTCTTAGTATATCACAAGAAAAAATACCCGTTCTGTAGGGACCACTACAGAACGGGTATCTCCTAGAAAGGACTTATATGACTTTTTTGCTTAGTTGGTGACGTTCGTACCAGCCGTCACAATGGGCGTACCCGCAGGAGCCGTGTCGCCGCTGGTCGCGATCTCGATGGCACCACGGGGGTCGAGGATGCCGTGGCCCATGGCGTAGGACGCCGTGATGAGGGTACCCTCGTATACAATGTCAACGTCGTGGCCGCTGATCTTGACGCGCACGTCCTTGAGCTTGACGGTGCCGACGGCGTTGCGATTGGCAACGATGGCAACGCTGTTGGTGAAGTCGCCCGTGTAATCGTTGCGCTCGCCCTTGATAGTCTGGGTGATGTTCTTGCCGTTGGGAAGGTTCATGCTCTTCTTGATCGGCATGTTGGCAATGCTCTCAAGCTGCACGTTTTTGATAGAGCCGGAGCCGCCGTAATCCCTGTTGATGAGGTCCTTGACCTTGCAGAGCATGTAATACTGAGCAGGCTTTACGACGATGAAGCGTCCCGTCTCAGGAACGTCCTTCTCGTCAAGGGTCTGAGCGGCGGCGAAGATGCAGTCGGCCAGCTTCTCGCCATCGACGCCAGCGTTGGCAGCGGTGATGATAGAGCCGCCGGGATGGTCCATGTTGCGGGGCGCAGAACGGGCTGCCAGATAGAACAGGCGCGCAAGGCGCTCGTCCATGGCGTTGGCAAGGGCCTCACCCTGCTGGTGGCTGAACTCGTTGCGAACATCGAGGTGCAGCATCGCTTCCTCAAGGTTGTCGATCATCAGGTCGGCAATGAGCAGGCCGTCAACGTTGATGACCGCCTTGGAGATGGGCGGGTTGTTGCTGCCGAGGATGGGGACGCCCTTGTTGTGGTAATGGGCGCAGGCCGTACCAGTGTAGTAGAACGTGCTGGAAATGCCCTGACGGATGGTGTGGACGCGATGCAGGTCTTTGAAGATACACTTTCTGTCAAAGGCTTTCATGATGTCCAGCTTATAGTTGGTGATAAAGAGGGCACGCGCTTCGGGAGTATCCCAATCGGTCGGGATGGTGCCGTTGTTGGCACCGAGCCAGGCCATGGAAGCGAGAGGTGCGGTGTTATTAACGATGTTGGGTATAAATATCTAGCTCCTTTTCAAATGGTTTAGTCTTTCAAAAATGCGGTCTTCATGAGCCGCTGCTGAAACAGCTGCTGGAAAGCAGGGTCGGTGTACATGCGGGGGTCATCCTGCATGGCGTAGGCTTCTTCCGGGGTGGCGAAGCCTTTGACGGGGGCGCTGGTTGAGTTTGTAGCTTTGCCTTCGTAGGTGTAACCGTCAGAGGGGTGGACCTGCTGGAACTGGTACATGAGCGACTGAACGGCGTTCTTGGCGCGGGCCATGTCGCCTGAATTGACGGCGGCATCGTAGGCCTCTTTCTCACGGTCGGTCAGGTTCTGAGCTGCGTAGCGCATGAGTTCGCCATAGGCTTTCTCACCGCCAGCAATGCCCTGAACGTGATTGACCCACAGCTCGTACAGGGCTTCCTGTCCGGCACAGTAGGAGTCGATCATCGACCGGGGGATTCCGGCTTTCTGGAGCTTGTTATAGGACTCGTCAGAAAGTCGGCCATTCTGGGCGTATTCGCTGACTACTTTTTCGTAGCTGACGCCTTTGCTCTCGATGAACTGCGCCGCCGTCTGGATGTCGGTGGCGTTGGTGTCGAGGCGCTGCTGGAGATCAGCGTCGCTGGGCTGCTGCTGCGGGGCGGGGTCCTGGGGTTCAGTTTCAGGTTCCGTTCCGTTAGTTTCCCCTTCGTCGCCCACGGGGTCGTCAGGAACATAGTCGGGATTGTTACGGAAGTCTTCCTGCTGCGCCGGGAGCGCCGGGGTATCGTCAGTGACCGCACCGCCATCGGGATTGACCTTTACAGTGAAGGTCTGGCTCTGCGGGGCGTCCATTACTCGTCATCCTTTACAGCGACGAAGGTGATACGGGTGATTCCGTTGCCCATATCGGTGATCTCTTTCGTATAAGGAACAGTGTTCGGCTGAATGGCGAGATCGGCCATGTTAGCCATGGGTGCGGGATTGGTCTTCGGTTTTGCCATTTTTATTCTCCTTGTGGCATTTGATTTTCCATGCTCTTTCCGATCAGGCCGCCGAGCTGATTGACAGCGTTGGGGGCGACTTTCTCAAGCATGGCCTGTTGCTGCTGTTGCTGGTTCTGCTGCTGCATCTCCTGCTCGGAACGGAGCAGGGAAACATCATCGATACCAAGAGCGCTTGCGAGGGCTTTGAGATACGCATCGACTTTGAGATAGGGGATGGCTGCTTGCGGGGTGATGGTCTTGGCAATGACTTCCGCAAACTGGATGAGTCTGTTGGCGTCCTGTCCTCGACCGAGCGCGTCAACTCCGGTGACGATCTCGAAATTTACATTTCGCAGAACACTGTCGAGAAGTTTCTGCTCGAACATGTATTCCATGCGAAGAAGGATGTAAGGACGCTGAAATTCAGCAGCGAGGACGCTGTAAAGACCGCCGAGGGCAGACTCTAGTTCCTGTGCCATGTATCTGATCTCTTCTGCGGTGACTCGCTCGGCATCACGCTGGATAGCGGAATTGAGCAGGTATGCCCGCGAAAGGCGCTGTTGCAGGGTATCGATCAGAGCTTTTGCGATCTGGAAATCAGCTGCTTTATTGGCTTGCAGGATGGACACGTCGTTCTCTGTTCCGGAAAGGATGGCAAGGTTTCCGGCCTTTTCGAGGTCTTTGGCCTTGATTATCCCAGCGGGGTTGAGAAGGACGATCACACGGGCAAGGGCTGATGTTCCCTCAACAATAGCCTGACTGAGTGCGTCGAGGCTCTTGTGATCTCCAAGGTATTTCTCTACGTAGCTTCTGCCGTAGTCTTCTCCTGAGATGCGGTACATCCGCAGGGGAAGCCATGGGTTCTGATCTTCAAGATAACGACCGTGGCTGATGATCTTGCCATTACATTCCTGCACGACGGTCCAGCCTTTTTCCACTTTCTTGACCTGTGTGTACAACGGTTTGTACTGGCTTTTATCTGCCGGTTGGCTGCCGTTGTCTTCGGGGGTCTCGATAATGCCGCTGTCATTTTTGATGAAGCGGGGGTCGATCTTTTCCTCCACGATGATCTCGACGCACTCACCGCGAGGGTTGCGGACGACGACGTACTCGCGAAGGTTGTGAAGTCTCATGCCGTCTTTGCGGACATGCAGAAGTACGTTACCAGTGACGAGAAGATGGGGAATGGCCTCGGCGAGCACAACACGGTCTCCAAGCGATTCGATATGGGCGGTGACGGTATGCTCCATCCGGGAAAGGCCAGCCTCGATCTCCTGCCACTGTTTCTTTTCTTCTTCGCTGGCGTTGCTGCGCTCTACACGAAGACGGAAAGGCGGTCGATTGGGGGGAAGGACGATGGAGAGGATGCGGGAGCTGAGGGACGTGACGCCCTCGGCACCGATGGACTGCCACGGCTGGGCGATCTTCTCTCCGTCCATCCCTTCGGTTGGGAAAATGTAGGGGTCGGTGTAAGCGCTGCATTCCTCGGCCCGCTGGCAGTAGCTCTCGCGGGCTGTGGAGAGGAATTTGTAGCGCTCTTCGATGCTCCCTTGATTATCGAGAGACATTCAAACCGCTTCCTCCAAGGCTCCCGCCGGGGATGTTCAGGTCTGATCTGTATGTGGACAGCGCTTTACGTCCAGAAAGACTGTAACCTCGCATCATAGATCGTTCGTTCGGAACAGGTGCTACGCTGTCGGGAACAGGTTCAGGCGCAGGCGGCGGGGGAGCAGGAGTTGGTGTCTGAACTTTAGGTGAAGAAAAGCACATAATAACCTCCTAGATTGTATACTTTTTTCTCATATACGGGCTAAAATGTTTCACACTCAGGGCACTTGAGCACTTGTGAGAACTTGCTTCCGTCCCTGTAAATGGTTGTACCTTTACACCCCTTTACCCACGCTCTGACGTAAACTTTGTATACATCTTCGACGGTGGCAGTGTTGCGCATGTTGACGGTCTTGCTGACGCCCGCATCGCTGTGTTCCTGTGCGACGGCCTGTGTATCGACGTGCCACTCTGGTGAGACGGTGTAGGCGGTGGCGAAGATGCGGTCCTGCTCTTCGGGGGAGAGGTGATCGTGGATGCCTTTTTCGACGCACTCCTGATACACAGGGTCGTAAATGTCCTCGGTGTGAGGATTGCCGTAGTTGTCTGTGTAGGTGCGGGTGTGGTGCAGGCTGAACACAGGTTCGATGCCAGAACTGACTCCGGCGATAAGGCTGAGGGTTCCGGTAGGGGCGATGCAGGTGAGGGCCTTGTTCTCTGGGCCTGCGACATGTTTGGCGGTGGATTTGAGGGTGCTCATAATGGTGTCGAGCAGATTCAGAGCGCCGTCGCTGTCATAGGGGATGCCTTTGTAGTAAAGCATGTGCGCGTAGCCCATGATGCCGAGGCCGATCTTTTTAGTCCGCTTGACAGCTTCTGCGATCTCTGGAAGCGGGTATTGATTGACTTCGATCACGTCACGGAGGAAGCGGACGGCGGTGACAATGGTGACTTTGAACTTGTTCCAGTCGAACATGTAGTCGTCATCGAGCATGTTGACGAGGTTGATAGAGCCTAAATTACATGCCTCGTTCGGCAGCAGGGGCTGCTCACCGCATGGATTTGTGGTGTCGAGCGTGCCGAGTTCGGGCGTGGGGTTGGCGGCTTCCATGGTGTCGAGGAAAATCACACCGGGGTCGCCTGTCTTCCACGCGCTTTCTGCGATCTCCATAAGAAGGGCGTGTTCCTTGGTCGTGGGGTCTACGGCCTTTGACATGAATTCGTCGGTCAGGCCCACGCTGAGGTTAAAGTTGTGAATCTCGCCGTCTTTGTCCTTGCAGTGGATGAACTTGCGGATGTCGGGATGATCAACGTTGAGAATTGCCATGTTCGCCCCTCGTCTCATGCCGCCCTGCTGAACGATGTCAGTGGACAGGTCAAAGAGGCGCATGAAAGAGACTGGGCCGGAAGCACGGCCATTGGTGCTGTTGACCTGTCCACCTTCGGGGCGAAGATTGCTGAAATTGAAGCCTGTACCACCGCCGCTTTTGTGGATGAGCATTTGCTTTCGCAGTGCTTCACAGATGCTTTCCATGCTGTCTTCAATGCCGATCACGAAGCAGGCTGAAAGCTGTCCATGCGGTGCGGGGCGTCCAGCGTTCATGAGGGTGGGGGAGTTGGGGAGGAAGTCGAGGGAAGACATGAGTTTGTAGAACTCGTTTTCCCAATAGCTGCGCTGATGTTCCGGCTCGGCCTGTGCGACACAGTGCGCGACTCGGCGAAACATCTCATCGGGTGTTTCAATAATTTCGCCCCCGGCATTCTTCCACAAATAGCGATCTGCGAGAATGTCAAGGGCGAGCGGGGTCAATTTTGTATGCGGCATTGCTGCTCCTTTTATCATCATCGGGCGGCGTGACGCGCACCCGGTCGGTCAGTTTGCACATGCGGTCAAAGAGGTCGTCGATCTCGGCAAAGACAAGTTCAACGTGCTCATAGAGATCATCGATCGGTGCGTCGCATGCGTTCATTTGTTTTTCTGCCCCGCTCACAAAGGCGTGAGCGAGGCAGATTTTTGAGTAGAGGGATTCTAGGAATTCGTCGGTGTAATGGTCTCTAATAGTTTTGGTAGACATCTGCTGCGTATTCGGCCTCCTCAAATTGGGTGGCAAGAGCGTCTACTTCGACCATCAGGCTATCCACTTGACGAAATGCCTCAGATTGCTCAGGAACTTTGAGATAAACAGATTCGAGCTGTCTGTAGGCTTCGTTGAAAGCCTTGACAATATCCTCTTTGTCAAGGTCGTCAAGCTCGTGAAGTTTTAAGCGGCTCTTGGTCATACAAGGTCGTCCAGTTCCGGGGCGTGGTAATGTGGCCCCTTCATTACCTTGCCGTCTTTGCGGTAGATGGGCTTGCCGTCAGCGCCGAGCTTGGACATGTTACTCTCGTGGATACGGCGCATAATCTCCTCAATGTCTAGGCCAAAGGCGAGAGCGGTGCCGATTGTTACGACGAGGATGTCACCGAGGGCGTCAGCAACTTCCTTCTTGGCGTTGTGCCACTGAACAACGTTATCGCTAGTGCTTTTGTTGAGAAATCTAAACAAGGATTCATGACGACTGCGAGCTTTTTCATACAGATCAAATAAATCCTGCAAAGCCGCTTTAAGTTCTGTCCCTTCCTCCGCGATAAGCTCATAACGCAGTTTAATAAGTGCCTGTCCTTTATCTACCGGGAGAAATTCAAGACGAGAACGATCACCTGTAATGTTCTCAGGGTCAAAGGTGCGCTGGAACTCAGCCACCTGTTTAACGAACTCATTCAATTCCAAGCACCTCCGTGGCGATAAAGACTGCTTTATCGTAAAGCTGTCCGAATGTCCCGATGTTGGTGATGTGAACATCGGCCTCACCTTCGTCGATCAGTCCTTCGGTGCTGGGGTCCTGATTAGGGTTGTCAACAGGTCCTTCGAGATAGACGACGCAGAGATCAGGCCCATACTCTTCTCTCAGGCGAAGCAACTCAACAGGGAAGCGAAGATCATCGATGATAACAATGTCAGCATCGCTTTCCTCGATGTCTCTGATAAGTGCATCAGCAAAGATGCGCTTACCGATCTTCTCTTTCAATGCTTCACCGATCACGATCAGCAAGTCGCGGGGCGTTTTGCCGTAAAGTTTTTCACAAGGTTCGTCCTTTTTTCGATAGACGGTTTCGTAGTCGAGCAGATTCCAAGCCATGGCTTTAATGTTTTCTGCGAATGACTTGATTGCAACGTTATGGTCTTTATCCGTCAGATAATCGCACAGGAAACGTGCAAGCGTTGACTTGCCAGAGCCGTGACCAGCGCTGTAAATAGCGATCACTTTAGTGAGTTTGTTGGTGGAGTCCATAAAATAACCTCTTTCTTTTTGAAGTCATAGTCACCGCGACGGCAGATACGCGCCAGTCGCGCCATTGTCAGAGCGTACTCTTCGCCTAGGCCCTGCTTTTCATACGCCTGAACGACGAGGGGCCACATCGTCTCGTAAGTCTGGGCGTCATTGAGGATTTTCTCAGCGGTTTTGGGGCCGCACTTGGGACAGCCGGGGTAACCGTCTGCTGCATCGCCCATGAGGGTTTGGAACATATGCCATTTGTCGGCTTGGGGTTCCGTGATTTCGACGAGTTCCTCTGTATTAAGGTTGTAGTATTCGCATGGGACGCCGCGAAAATCCTTATCAACGGAGACGATACACTTGCGGCCCCTGACGATATAAGGACTGGTAGCAAGGATGCCAAGCACATCGTCAGCTTCAATATCCGGCCTCTTGAATGTTTCATACTCATCTTCAATCCACTCCTTGAGAGCAGCTAGGCACATGGGGCGACGCTTGTCTGCACGGTTGGCCTTATACTGCGGCCAAATGCGATAGCGAAAGTTCTTCTCAGGACTGAGAGCGAGAATCACCCTGTCGTGCTGAAGGGCGTCTTCGACTTGCTGCATCTGCTCATAAAAAATCCGCTGGGCGTCGCGGAGGTCGCTGTGCAGCGTCCAGAGGTTTTCGTCCCAGCGGATTTCGTGTTCGGCTGATGCGGCGGCTCGATAGGCGAGGATGTCACCGTCAATCAGCAGGGTTGTTTTCATCAGTCAGGCAGTCTTTCAATTCATCAGGCAAGCGGTCCCACATCTGTTGGACAAGCTCCCTGATCTCCCACTGAGCGCCGGGGTTGTTCATGCGCTTGTCGCGCAGCTCAAGCAAAGTGCGGAGGTTGAGAGTAAGGAACATGCGGGTCTTAGTCGCTTCGGGAAGAAGGAAACGGGCGTCCTCTGGCTTTACTCCGGCTCGCGTCAGCCTGCCGTAAGTTTCAAAGGCTTGCTCCAACATCAAGCAATACTGAAGTTCTTTGTCGCCGTTGTCTTTAATTTCAGGCGGAATCTCGCACAGGTTTTTCAGAGCCTGAAGGCCCGTGAACTTGACGTATCTCTGCGACATCTCCGTGCGACTAATATGACGATGACGGGCAAGCTGCAAGGAACATGCTCTGCTACACGTAACAAAAAAGGTCATCTGCGCGTGTTCAAAGACGCTCAGATGACCTTTTTTATAGAGGGATTTTACGAGTTTGACGTTCTTTTCGTACTGCTCTGGTGAATACTCAATCAACGGACCAACACATTTATCAAGCGGCGTCGTACAGACGCGAGCAAACGTAGCGATGTCGTTGACAGACAGGTTCATCTCATTAACAGGGCTAACAGAGGGCATGGATAGCCCCTCCTTTCTTTAGGACTTAGGATTCAGGGGGCCACGGTGAAACGACGAAGACGCGCTGAGAGTTGACGCCGGTATTAACAATACCGGGCGAGCCGATGATCTCCACGTCGTTGGCAGCAGCGGCAGCAGCGCTCTCGGTCGCGGTCTTCACAGCGTCGAGCTTGGTGTTCTGCTGATTGAGCTTGGTGATGATCGTGTCCTGTTTTGCTACAACATCGTCAAGGGTTGCAGGGTCAGCCATATTTGTTACCTCCTTTCTAGTAACTTACATAACCAGTATTGACAGTAGGGGCAGGGGGAGGGCTTGCCGGAGTTGACGGAGCTGAAGGCGTAGTGTTGTCTGCAATCGTCTCCAGCTCTGTGTTCATGTTGTTTAGAACTGTTGAATAATCAGGGATTTCCTTATTCGTAATAGCCGATGCGATTGCCGCCTGCTCTTGCAAATAAGCAATCTGCGTATTCAACACTTCAATCTCAGCAAGTGCCTCATTCAGAGTCGTCGGTGTCGTTGGCGTCGGCATTTTTATTACGAACGACTCTAATGCTGATTGCCTCAATCTCGTCTACGGTATCGACGAGATACTTACCAAGTTCATAGAGGTCTTTCAGCGTAGGCTCATGCTCTTCATCAGCTTCGTCTCTGTGCTTACAGCAATCACAGTTGTAATCACACTCACATTCGCTCTCACACTTGCTCTCGGGCTTCTTATCAGCCAAGAGGGCTTCGAGTCTACCGATTTCCGTCTTGAGTTCGGAAATCTCAAACTGCTGTTTCATGTTATCGTTCAAGAGCTGGTTATAATCCTGTGCCGCTTCATCTGCCGCTTTAAGAGCAGTATCAAGCGCATGTTTAATGTTACTAATGTCAGCCATCATATTTGTTTCCACCTTTCTAATGTGTCTCGGCCCAGTTGTGACCGACTTTAAACTCACCATCCAGAGGAATGCGAAAGTGAAAGTATTCCCCTGCTTTACGAAAAGCCTCTACCGCAATTTTGCCGACTTGAGGTTCAAAGCCTTGTTTGACAAGTAGCTGATATTCGTCATGCACATGGGCAACCTGTTGCACAAATGGCGCAAGTCCCGCCTCTGTGAGGTCGTCCCAAAGGATACACGTCGCTTTCTTGACAGCGACGGCTCCGGCAGATTGCAGTAAGGTGTTTAACGCGCTGTGCTGAGAACGCACAGGCAGTCTACGACGGTCGATACCTAACAGGTATCCGCGCTCTTTCGCAACATACTTCACGTCTTCAATCAAGTTCTTCATTGCCGGGAGTGCACGGAGGAAGGTAGAGCGGAGTTTCTTCCCCTGCACTGTGGCTTCTTCATCCTTAGCGCCAACGATTTCACCGAGTTTGGCATCGCCTGCGCCGTACATGAAAGCGTAGATGAACCTCTTCGCTACCTTGTTTCTGGCCCACATGTGGTGCGGGTCATCAGGATTTTTTACTTCGTCTTTACCAACGAGGCCGAGGGCTTGGGCGTTGTGCCAGTGAATGTCCCCTTCAAGTATCTTTTGAGCGTACTGGCCGCCATCGTACCGAGCCATATAGTGAGCCAAGCATCGAAGTTCCAGTCCACTAGCATCAGCTCCAAGTACAAGCCAGCCATCAGGAGCGTAAAACAGAGAGCGAAACTCAGCACCCCACGGAACGCCCACGGCGGGAACCTGGGCCAAGTTAGGATGAGTGTGTGTACAGCGACCAGTAACAGCACCGTTTGTAATGACATGTCCGTGTATCCTCCCATCTGGAGCTACGAGCTTGAGCCATGCGTTGTTGCCCTCGGCGAGCTGACCAATTCTTTTCTGGACGAGAAAATACTCGGACAGCAGCTTGGCTTCGGGGTATTCGAGCTGTGATAGGACATCTTCATCTACCTTCGGTTGTCCTTTCTCGGTAAACTCTTTGGGTTGCCAACTGTACTTTTCTTGGAGGCGTTCGATGATCTCTTGTCGTGAACCGGGGTTGAAGGGGGTGAGCTTGGGCCGCCAGATTTGCTGTCCGGCTTTGTAGCCTTTTGCTCTGTTGTCACGCTTTGGGGTGAAATAGGAACCTCTGTCAACAGGGGGGAACGCCTGTTGCACCACGCTAAGTATTCGTTCACGCTCGGCACATAGAGCGGAGTAGTATTCACTGGCTTTTCGCTCATCGAAGGGGAAACCGTTCTGCTCTTGCTGGAAGATAATCTTCTGGAACTGGTGTTCAAGATTAATTGCCTCCTCGCTGTAGTTCTGCTTGCAGATCAGATCATAGAGTGCCTTTGTCACAACTACGTCCTGTCTGTTGTAGCTGCACATGGCTTCGGACCATTCCTGCCAGTCGGTTGTCTCGCTGAAATCCCCTTTGAGGACGCCTAAACGAAAGCCCCAAGCTCGTAGGCTGTGGGAACCAACGAGCTTGGAGGGGAAGTGAAAATAAGGGTCAGATGGGGTCTTGGCATGTCTCAGTTTGTCGAAGTCGAGTTCGGCGAGGTTGGGCCAGATGAGTCGGGAGAGGACGAGGGTATCAAGGACTTGACCGCTTGGATTAAAGTCCGGATACAGTTTTTTAAGAGCTGGTAGGTCGAAACACAGAACGTTATGACCTCCAATGCAAGGCTCATTAGCGAGACGAAACAGGCCCCGATGCACTGACTCGTATCCTCCGTGGTCAGAGTACGTTTCCACAGTTCCTTGTGCGCAGTCCAATATCGAGAGAACATGTAGTCGCGTAGTTTGGTCGAGCAGTCCGTCTGTTTCAATGTCGAAGATGAGCACATTTAGTCACCCTTCATTTTTGATAGACAATCCTGTAAAGTGCCGATGACTTTTTCAAGTAAATCCTTCTCAAGCAAAAAAGCTCTGGTTTCAGAAAACAGAGTACCTTCCATAATTGTAAGTACCACAGCTTTTTCTTTGACGTAGTGGTCAATATTTAACTGACCTCCATCAATGTCTGTATATTCAAATCTACGGAGGTTCTTCATCAGTCATCGTCTCCAGTACACAGACCTAGGAACCAGCCGCCGACAAACGCGAGGAACATACCGAAGTACATCATCAGAAATCACACTCACCTTCTAGCGGGCCATCAGGCCGCTCTTGAGCATCAGCCATTCCCACCATCTGCGCAGCAGGGGCGGGCGTGTCTGTCTTTCGATTTCTCTTTCGCGTCGTGCCTGCATAAGCTTTTCGTACTGGCGTTTCTGGCTCTGTTTGAGCTTCATAGTTTTCCTCCGATCTGAACGGGTTATCGTCGGGCTTATCGATCGCGGTGAGCCGTCCCGTCCTGTTGTCATAACGCAGGGTATCGACTTCCCCGATCACTCCTGTGTAGCGGTTTTTGAGCACGATCATGCGGCTTTCGTTGCCGTGCTCTTCATCTTTTTGATCTCTGCAAAGCGCTACGACCGTATCTGATAGCTGTTCCAGTCCACCTGAGCCTCGCAGGTCGGTTAAACTAGGTTCCTTGCCGTCGTTCCAACTCTCGCCTTGCGCGGGTCGCTTGAGGTGGACAACCCCCAAGACGCCGATGCCTGTGTCTTCAACAAGGCTGCGCAAAGCTGTCATGAGCTGATCTATCTGCTTGCGTTCGTTATCGCCAGCGTCACGAAGACCGGAAACAACTATCGAGATATGGTCGAGTACAAGAAAGTCAATGCCGCAGGAGACGGCCATGTAGCGGATGCGCGACATAAGTGTGTCGATGTCTGAACTGCCGAAGTGGTCATATAAAAAGAACCGCCCTTCTTGGCCGATAGTGGCCTTGTAGGCGGCTCTCAAATCTTCTTCGGTTACTCCTTCACGAGTGAGGTGAAGGGGTCGGTTCAGGTAGATGCTCAGGTAGCGCTCGGCTGCTCGGCGCTTGGACTCTTCGAGCGCCATTACGCCAATCGTCAAGCCTTCCTTCATCATCAGGTGGTACGCGATCTCATGCACGACAGTGCTTTTACCGATGCCGCTGCCCGCTGTGAAAAGCCACAACTCCTTCTTTCGGATGCCCTCGGTCATGACGTTGAGCTTCCGATACGGGGTGGTGTAGCTTTTCTCTGGGGGCTTGATGATCTCAGCCCACAGGTCTTCGCCTCCGATAATGCCGTCAGGACGGTAGGGGCGGGCTTGCCATATTGAATTGACAAGCTCTTCGGTGCGGCCTGCTTTGAGCATGTCGTTCGGGTCTTTGAGCGGGAGTTCCATGATATATGCTTTGCCGGGACTGAGGACTTGAGCCGCTGCATTGGCGGCTTCCTGTCCAGGTTTGTCCATATCAAAGCAGATCACGACTTTCTCAAAACTCTCAAGCCATTCGATGTTGTCCTTGAACGCCTTGACTGCGCTGCCTGCACCGTTGGCAAGGCTGACGACAGGCCACTTATTGCCCTGAATTTGAGATAGGCTCAGACAATCGATCTCGCCCTCGGTGACGACGACCATTTTGCCGCCTGCGGCGAAGAGGTGTTGGCCGAAGAGCTGCAAGTCCTTGGGGCTGCCGCGCCAACGAAACGTTTTGTCCGGGCCTCGCAGATGCTGGCCGACAAGTTCCCCGTCCTGATTGCGATAGGGGGCGACTTGCCACGTGGATTGGCCATCGTGCGCGATTCCGTAGCCGTATTTCTGGCATGTTTCGAGGGTGAGCTTGCGGCTCACAAGGGGCCTGTACTCGATGTCTGTAAAAAGTTCCTTTGGCATTGACGTTTCTCCTTTTTCGCTGTCCCCCTGTATATGTCCTTGACACGAGAAGCAGAAGAAATGGCCGTCGGAGTATTCAGCTCCGGCGTCGTGTGAACCGCACAGGGGACAGGGGATGTGGGTTCGGATTGCTTCACTGGTGGACATTTACATCAGCACGTGTTCTTTGAGTGCGGGGCAGGGCTTGAAATACGCTTTAACGAGGTCGTGCTCTGCGACTTTCTCATTCTTGCCGGACGTGGGGTTGTAGCGCAGACGTTCAGGAGCAGTGGTTTTGACGACTTTGAGGGTGCCGACTCCGTAAAGGTTGGTGCTGTCGTCCTCGGTCAGCGACGTGAAGAGCACGTCCATGAACGTGTTGATGTCGTCTTTTGCACGGGCAAGCGTGACTGTTTCGGGGTTGTAGTGCTGGCGTGCTTCCTGATAAGCTCTGATGAGTTCGTTGTATGTCATTTATTTTTCCTCCTTGAGATCGTCTTCATGTTCTTTTACCCAGGTGCGGACGTTGAAGCAGGGGCAGTCTTTGGCCGCGACTTCGTTGTGGCCGATGATGTGATCGGGGGTGACGCTGTAGGCTTTTGCCAAGCGCTTGACGAGATCAAACAGCGAACCCCACTGCTCGGGTGTGTAGTTGGCTTCGGGCTTGCCGTTGGTGTCGATGCCACCCACGAGGCAGATGCCGATGGAGTGGGCGTTGTGACCTTTGGCATGAGCACCTGCTTCACTGACAGGGCGGCCCGTTTCGATGGTGCCGTCTCTGCGGATGACGTAGTGATAGCCGATGGACAAGCCGCTGGCGAGGTTGAAAAATCCGCGCTGCCGATGCCACAGGTTGATCTCCTTGGCACCGATGTCCATGCGGGGCGTGGTCGCTGCGCAGTGGATGATGATGGTATCGATCTTACGCACGGGCGATTCCTTTCTCGAACATCCATTCGACGGGAAGATGCTTATTAGCCCACGGGAAGCCGTATTTGTCAGCCCATTCTCCGTAGGTGGACTTTGCATTTTTATCAAGTTTTCTCGATGCGTTCTGGAAGACGAAGCGGATGTCGAGATCGGGATTGCTGGCCTTGACAGCGGCCATCTTCACCCGGTCTTCACGGGGGAAGTAGCCTTTGGCTTCGATGAGGATGCCGTTAGGGAGCTTGAAATCAGGGATGTAGTTATGCTTTTCAACGTAGGGGATTTTAGGCACTTTTTCTGTGCCGATCAGCCCGTTGTATTCAAGCTCGGCCTTGATCTCAGCCTCAAAGCGAGAGCCTCCGGCCCCTCTGCGTCGTCCGTGTTTAGTGAACATCACGGTCACTAAAAATCACCGTCCCCTTCGTCTTCGGTCATGCGGCTGCGATATGACTTCGGCTGTTCGCCGGGTTCGAGTTCGTCAGGCGCTTCATTCTCACCGTCAAGCGTGAGCGGCGTGACTTCATCGACGCTGTAACCTTCTTCAACGGAGAAGCCATAATCCGTGGCGCTCTTGCCGTTGTATTCGACGAGATCGATGATCTGCACGGCTTCAAGTCTGATTGAAACGCCGTAGCCAATGGGAGCGGCGTAGGCATAAGCGGTAAGGGCCAGGCGGCCAGTGCTGCCGTTTCCGATTATAGGAGGATTGGCTTCGGGGAAAGGCTTGCCCTTGGCGTCGAAGATCGTGGGCTTGAATTTCCATTTCTTCCCGGCCTGCGTGATGCCCTCGGCTTTGGCCTTGGCCTTGACGAAATACTGGCCTGTGGGGTTGCCGTCGTCATCGTAGACTTCGCCGTAATTCTCGTCGTGCTTAGTCGGGAGCTTGCCTTTGCTGCGGCCCTTGGCCTGATTCGCGGCCTCCTGCGCCATCTCCTCGGCCTTGTTCATCTCGGCATCAAGACAGTCAATAAAACGTTTAACTTCGTCATTTCCGTCCATAATCAGGTTAATTGAATAGGTCGGCTCGATGGCCTGATCACCGATCTGGCGCTGAGGCTCGTAGACGTGGGCGAATTCGACACGGCCTTTGGGCGTCGTGCCCTTGACGACGGTGCTTCCGTTCTTGAGCTTAACTTCTTTGAGCATGATTAGTCCTCCAATTCATTTTTCATGTAGGCCCTGACGGCCTCAAAATTTGCCTTGCTGTACCCGCCTGATTTCTTCGTCATGTTATCTGCGTAGTTCAAGACGTCCGTAGCATGAAGGTCAAAGCGTTCGCAGAGGCTCAGAAATAAGACAGCCGATGCGACACATTGAGTATCGGCTGGAACATCTTGGAGCAGGTTGAGCAGGGCCATAACGGTCCTTGCTGCCGACCGCATATCGCTATTAGCTATACGACACAGTAGTGTATCTTTAACCATATTATTTAGACCTCTTATCCAGTTTATAACTAGGTTATAGCAGTATTGAGTATTATTCTCTTCATGTTTAGAAATTGTTATAACAAGAAGAGAACCATATTCAATTCTGTTATGATTTTTTATGATGACCATCTGATGATGGTCATCAACTAACCCGGTATAACCCGTCTTAAACATAACTCTATATATTTTTAATCTAGTTTAATATAGGTTATGTTGCCCCCCTTACCCCCCAAAAAATCATCAGTGCCCCCCTAATTCGTCTGATGAAAGGGTAAAGAGGAAACGGAACAAAAATCAGCGCTGTTTTTCTCATATACGGGCGAAAACGTTCCAGGAGGGCTTTTGGTACTAGGCTACAGCTTAAAGTGATATGCAACTTAGACCATATCTAGCTGAATAAGAACTTTGCATCCAGTACATCTTTAATATCAAGCGTGTTGATAATCGGCGGTTCATCGAGCTTGTCGAGGTCGTCAGGCTGAATCAATGGTTTGACATTCTTGATGAAATCGTGGAGAGGCTGATGATTTTTGTACAGCAGGTAGAATTGCTCGCGGAGCAGGTAGAAGAATTCTTCTGTGCGTCCTGCGTGGGTACCGAGGCTGTCGTGGACGAGGGCAAAGGCGTTGATGCCTTTGTCTTTGGCTGCGCAGACTGAGAGCATGAGGTGAGAGGCGTCGAGGGAGTGGATGAAGTTCGGCGCGATGCCGCTGACTTGGTGGGCTTTGTCGATGTGCTTGGAGTCCTGAACGATGCGCACGCGAGTGGCGATATTTCCGTTCATGATCGTCGAGATTCGGTGCATGTCGGGCAGATAGTAGGACTGATGCACGATGAATCCTGTCGGTGTCTGCCATGTGACAGGGGCAGAGGCGCGGCTGACGAGGCGGGCGACTTTCTTGAGATAGTCCATGCCCTGCCGTGCGCCTTTGACGACCAGAGGAATCGAGTCCCAGACTGTTTTGGATGCGTAGTTGAAGAGGGGACGCTTTTCTTCTTTTGACAGTTTTTTGATCTCAGGGAGGTCGTCCAATGCCTCGGAAACATACTCTAAGCACGCCTGAAAGGTGGAGCCGTAGGGAAGTGTCATGACGGCCCGCTTGGTGATCTTGCGGTTCATGGCGTTGTGAGCGAGCAGGAAGAGGGCGTGTTTGGCCTTGTCCTGATCTGGCCCTGTCAGGTCTTCCCTGAACTTTTTCAAGGTCTCTTCTGCGACCATGGCGTAGATGTCGCTTTTGCGCGTCTGGCCGGGTGTTGCCTTGACGTTGGTCGCCAGCGCACCGACTTCATCCCGCAGCAGAGCTGAGTAATGTTGGATGCCTGAGCAGGAGCCGTCAAGTCCGATAGGGATGTGGGATTCAAAGCTGGAGCCGATCTTGACGTACTGTTCCCATTCCATGCAGGCGGCGAGGAACATAAAGGGGGAGTCGGCTTCGGTCCATTCACGATGGATGAGGGGTTCCTGTGCGCACTGCATTATCCAGGGGGTGTTGTCGCGGGTCCATTTAACACGGGTGTCGTAGTCGGATTTGTCTTCGCCCCAACAGTTGGCGATGTGGACTGCCAGCCATTTCGCACCGTGTTCACCCAGGGGGACGCCTTCTGCGAATTCCAGCATCCCCTTTTCAGCGTCGGTCCCCTGCGGTGTGAGTGAGCCGAGGGGGTAGAGGCGACCACGAAAATCGGTCTGGTAGACGTAGAAGAATTTCTCATCTCCGAGAAGAAGTTCTGCTGTCTCTGTTGAGAGGGAGAGGCGCAGGCGTCGGCCACGGGCTTCGACGTTGGATTTGTAGGTCTCGTGGGCGGCTTCTTTCCATTGTTTGAGGATGGCTGCGTCTTCAAAGCAGGGGTGATCTACGCCGGGTTCGATCTTTTGTCCGCACTTGGGGCAGACTGGCAGGGGGATTTCGTCAGCAGGAGGCAGTCCAGCGATGGCTTTACCTTCGTGGATGAGGTCGCGCAGCACGTTGAGGATACGGGGATTGATGCGCCATGCTGTGTCCTGGGCTGCGTTGACGGCCTTGAAGGTGATCGCAAAATCGTCGGTGAGTTCGAGGATTTCTTCCTGATAGGCTTCGTTGCGACTTTTGACGAGGGGGAGTTGGCCGACATATCGCGTGTAATAACCGCCGTTCTGGGTGGTTGTCCAATGGCGCGGGGGAACTGGTAGGGGGAGGTAAAAGCCGCCGTGTGTGCCGAGTCGTGCTGTTGCATCGCCAACCCACTCAAGGAGCTGCTGCGAGGCCATGAGCTTGTTGGTGTTCTCAGAGCTTTTCTTGTTGACGCTGTAATGTCGGACTTTGACCTCGAACAAAGGTGTCGTAGACAGGATTGCTCTGTACAGGAGTTCAGCTAACCACTCACGATATTCCTGAGACCATGCTTCAAACTGGACTTCGGGATGTTTCTCGCTGTCGCTGCCGTCTCGCATTTTGTATTCACCGTTGATGTAGCGGTTCATGGCGACGTGCAGGCCTGTGCGAATCCACACAGGGTCGTCAGTGTTTTCGCGCTGGCGTTTGAGCACGACGTTGAAGAATTTCTTAGCTGTCTTCTGCCAGTGCTGGATTTCGGCTTCCTGTTCGCACTGTTTAGCGATGGCGGTGAGCACGCTGGCAACGCTGGCTATTCCAGAGGCGTGATCGAGCATGACGGAAAGAGCGATGTAGGCGTAAACGTCATAGGGTTCTTCGGCCAGTCTTTTCCGGAATTCTTTCCTGCGCAGTGCGTGGCGGCCTGCATCCTGAATCTTGGTTGCGTTTTCGATGTATTTGATGATGTCCGGCAGGAAGTGAGACATCAGGGTTCGGACGGGCGTATACTTGGAGATAGTCCCGGTCTCGAAAGATCGACGGGCAACGTTTTCGACATCGATCATATGCTGGTTACGGATTGTTTTCTCGCGTTCCAGCACTTTTTCCCAGTTTTCAGGGAGTTCGTCTGAAAGGAAAGATAGTGCGTCTGTATTCATTTCTTCCTCCGTGCATACATAAAAATGTGTAGTGTGAGTTTACATTGACTCATCGGAGTTTGTCAAGTAGTCAATGCAAAATCGTACATCCCTTGGGAATTCTGGTGGAAAAACAAAAAAGGCCAGGCACATCAAAGTGCCTAGCCTAGTCAAAATGGAACAGATTGTTGTAAAAATTGGTGCTCAGAGCGGGACTCGAACCCGCACGGCGTAAGGCCAAGGGATTTTAAGTCTATTTCATTTGATCTCTAAATGCTAGCTTACGTCGGACAATTTTTTACTGGTGTAGCCATGGTGCAAATTTCCACCAAGTTTTTTGCTCAAGGGATGTACGATATTTTAGTGTCCCTTGTTCAGTACGTCCACAAGGTCATACAGGTCTTCTGGCCTGAGGTGGGCGTATCGCTTTGTCGTATTGATACTCTTGTGTCCGAGCCATTTACTGACAGTGAATATGGGGACTCCACTCTGTACAAGGCGTGACGCGCAGGTGTGGCGTAAACAATGCGGAACAAACTCCGGGTCATTGTCAAGTCCGAGTGCGTGCTTCATTCTGAGCCATGATGTTCTCATCCAGTCATGGTTTTGAGGAACGAGGTGGAGGGTGTCATCGCTCATACTGAGGAGGGCATTGACGGCTTTGGCTGCCCTCTGGGTGAGGGGAACGCTGCGACTTGTGCCGTTCTTTGTGTCTCGGAGGACGAGGATGCCGTACTTTCCCATGTCCCACTCAATATCATTGATGGTGAGTTTTTGGAGTTCTCCGCAGCGGATGCCTGTGTCCATGAGCAGGACGACGGCGTTGAGCTGGACGGCTTCTTTGTGTTCGAGGAAGTAGGTGAGCATGTCCTGTTCTTCCTGTTCACTGAGGAAGCGGAGGCGTCCTTCTGGCTCGCGCTGTCTGCGGATGACAGGGCGGCTGTTGATGTACCCTCGTTCTTCCGCGACTTTGAGGAGCTTTGACAGGGCGGCGAGCTTTCGATTGATGGTGCCGTTGGCGCTGTGGCGTTCTTCCTTGAGGTACAGGACGTACTCGGTGATGTCCTGGCTGTCGATCTCGCTCAACGGTGTATTCGGTTTGAAGTAGGTCATGATGAGGCGGCAGTTGCGTTCAAACCAGTCGTGGGATTTGCAGTTGGCCGTGGACCATTCTGTTTCGAGCATGACTTTGACCATACCGCCGATGGTGTGGGGGTCGTCCTTGTCATACTCGCCGAGCTTGAGGAGTTTGAGGGCGTGATCTCTGGCCCGTATCGCCTGCGCTTCTGTGTCGGCATATCCGACCTGACGACGGCCATCGTACATGACTTCCCAGCGCCAGCGGTTGCCTCTCTGGTAGATTCCTTTCATTAGGCTTCCTCCACTTCTCCAAAAGCATTCTCGTATTCGTCTGCATCGAGGTGTCGTTCGGCCCACTCACGGGCTTCTTTTTCAGAAACAACGTGGATGTCGGCGCCATCGCCCCACATATCACCGCACTGTTCAGCGTAGCATGACATAGCGCCGCCTTCGCCATAGATGAAGTAACGGCCTTTTCGTGTACGGTATAAGGCTTCTTTACAGTAGTGGAAGTCGGTAATGCTGAGGTGATTGCTCCAAAAGCCAAGGCATTCCGCTGTTTCAGTGTTGTAGATTTTGCCGTCAATAATTTTACGCATTGTTTACCTCCGTAAGGATAAAAATAGAGCGCCTAACCTTAAAGGCTAGACGCTCAGGTGTGGTGCAGGGTTATTCGGTTTCAAACTGTTGCATGAGTTGGGTGTAGATTTCCTTACCCTTGTCTGTTGGGTTCAGGAGCTTGCGCTTGAGAAGTCGGTCGGAGTTATCGTTAGGGTCAGGAGTGTTGGTGATGTATCCTTTATCTGCAAGTTTCTTTATTACAGTAGTTATCGACCCTGTGTTCATCCCGAGTTCTCTTCCGATAGCACTTAGCGATGTAGTGCCCTGACAAATGATTTCAAAGATCAAGAAAGTCTCAATGCTGTTGATGCCTTGTGTCTTGAGGACTTTATCAATTCTTTGCAGCAGGGGAGATGCCGTAGCGCGTATCTTTTTGTATTCGTCCCAGATGTTCATGCTATACCTCCATCGTGAGCTTTGTATAAGTATAGCATAAATACTGGACTTACGCTACTTCTGTTCTTCAACTTTCATGAACGCTCTGAATCCGTCCTCTTCTTCCTCAAAGGTCTTGGTGACATCGTTAAACTCGTCGATGAGGGCTTCGATGTCGTCGTTGGGTTCGCCGTTACCGTCGGTAAGCCAGTCTGCCAGCTCGCGGTACATATAGTCGTCCCAAACGTCATTGAAATAACCGACGGTAGCACCATGACCGCTGTCGCCTTTGATGTACTCCCCGTAGTAGGGTGTTCTGTCACTGTACAAGCGGTCGAGTTCGTCAAGAGCGGATTCGGGGTCGCAGTACATACGTTCGACATACTCCCTGGCATTGCCGTAGACTTCGATGCGATCTTCGTAGTAGCGGTTATGGTCGCAGTAGTCGTTCCACCACTCGATGCAGTCGGACTCATACGCATCTTCTACGAGGTAGGTTCTGATCTCTTCACAGAGCGAGGTTTCGCTCACGCAGGAGCTGTCTTCACGATAGAGAGCAGCGAGGTCGTAGTTGTGATCGTCATCACCTTCAAGATACTTGAGGTAGTCTGCAAATCGTACTGCTTCGTCAAAGGTTTCACCGCAGATGAGTTTGTT